GCTTGTCTTGTTTGATAAGGCGTTCCATTGTACGATAATAAAATATCAGTTTTAAGTAGATGTCGGATTTACCGGTTGTAAATTATGGTAGAATGGAACGACTTAGGCCTCCAGAAAGCACATTCATCCCATTGAATGCAAACACTTTCTGTATAATTTTCATTTTTTTGTGTATTTTGGGGTTGTATAAACGTCACACGACTATTACTCAATCTCGGAAACGATTCCATACTTGAGACATTTGTCTGGGGGTAAATAGATATCCTTTTTCATTAAGGACTTGAATTTGGCTTCAGGAATCTTCGTCTTAGAGAGATACATATCCTTGAGCATTTTCATAAGTTTATCTGTTGACTTCAATTCATGTTTGAGATCATTGAAGCTACCCCACATTTCTGTACTAATTTGGTGGATGAGAAGGTATGCATTCTTCCCCATTCGCCTTTCAGAACCTCCGAGAAGTACAAAGGTTGCTGCACTACAGCAGGCTCCTTGGGCTATAGTGACTACTTTCACTCTCGACCGTTCAAGAACATTCATCATGTTTAGACCAGCGTATACATCACCACCTTCACTCATGATATGAACACGGATCATTGGCTCGTACCCAACAAGTTCTGCCATCTTCTTTAGGAGTTCTATTTCAAGCTTCTTGAACTTCTCGACAAACTCGAGAGTATTTTCCCTGTCTACATCCCCATAGAACAACAACTCGTTACCAATAACTTTGATACAGTCATTCTCCTCTTGTTCCTTCGTTTCATCTTCGGTCGTAGGCATTCTTCAAGGCTTTCTTTACTCTTGTTACGTCCTTTGATTTTAAGCCATTTCCGACAGCAAGATGATTGATGACGTCAAAATCTTGAGGGGTTATTTTATACTCAAGTAGGGGTTCTAAATCCCCGTTTTCCGCATACTTCTTTAATAGGCACAATTCTTCAACCCCCAACCCCATTCTTGATTTTTTATGAATTTCGGAGAATTTTTGTTTCCTCATTTTGTAGTTTCCTAACTTAGTCCAACACGAGCCAGGTCGTATCTTATCTCGGTTCAAAGGTTCTCCTAGAGCCGACTTGGGTACGGTTAACGCGTGTAACACAAAGTATTGCATTAAGTTCCAGTTACCTGACTGGTATATATACGTATCAAAAACATCTGCGTGAGAAAACGAGTTTGTACACTCCAGTACATCCACACCCTCTGAGTCGATGTAGTTTTCTTGAAAGATGTCCCACATGTGACCATGTTCAGCTATAGAGTCTAAAATTTCTAAAGGTCCTGGATCACTCAAAATGTCAGCTATAAACTCTTTAGGGGTTTTAAACTCATCCATTTCATCATAACCTTCCAAGTATGTGAAGAAATTGCGAATATTTCCTTGAGATCTAACTGCTGCTTCATATGCCTCCCTCCCCTGATTATCAGTCAGGGAAAGTAAAACATCGGGTTTGTGTTTAGGAATTATAACAGTTTCAAAGTTTGGATACATACACATAGTAGTTGTTGTCACAATCAAAGATCCTCGTGTAAGTTTATTACCATCTGAAACTTGTTCTATGATGGGTTTGAAAACACTATCGTAATTATCTATGAATACATGTTTTGTTGATGGTTTAATAAATGGTAAAAAATGTGAATCACGTTTTAAATGGTGGGGTAGCAACTCTATATGATTTGTATCTTCTAGAACTCTTTCTAATATAAACGATTTACCCACACCGATTGGACCACATATAAACACATTTTTACCTTCGCGAATATATCTACGAATCAGATTTATTCGCTTTTCATGGATTGTAGCTACAACCGGTCTTTTTTTTTGCTCGACTATTTTAATGAAGGAATCCATCGATGATCTTACTAATCAGGCCATAGATTTGGTACTCAAAAATGACGCACTACATGATAGAATCGTAAAACCTTTAAGAAGGAAAATTTTACCATTCATTGTATCCACAATCCTTACCAATCTATTGATGTTTATTCTTTTGGCGTACCTTGTTCGACGTCTATCTCTTCTTCCTCTTCAATCTCAACTTCTTCCTCCTCCCCCTCTTCCTCTTCCTCCTCAGTAGGTGAAAGCATTCTACCAATCTTCTCAAATGGAGTATCTTCGGTCATAGCCCGTATAGGTGTAGTAGTCTTAGGAGGCTTTAAGAATGGGATTGGTCGCACATCTAGAATTTCTGGTTTGGTAAATATACCATCAATTGGGTAGTCTTTCTCAAAGTTGAGCAGAATGTGCTTGGGTATAGGTGGCGATTGTTCAAGTAGACTGTCGTACGTAGTTTTACACTCTTCGACGAATTTGAGACCCTCTTTCTTACGTTCATCGCGGGGTAAAGCCAATTGTAACCTAATGTTACGTGATAGAGAACCATGACCTAACGCAGCTGTACGATGGTTTTCCATGAGTTCTTGGATTTTCAAGAACTGCATGATCGTGGCTATGAGACCAGCAATGAGGTTCAATCCACCAATTATAGACGGTGCCGCAGGTTGAATACTTGGTGGTAATGTGGACTGGGCAAAATTAGCCGTTCCCGTTATTGTTGAAAGTACAATAACCGGTAAATTGAAACGGAGAGACAATTTTTTGAACATAAGAAACGCTCGATGGTGCATATACCTGTAACACGCAGAGGACTCACCCCATTGGCGAAGTATATTTTCGTGATACTCGTTCCACGTTTCTTCCATATTAATTTCTTCGCTCATCTTATATTAAGGATGAATATTATATTTGTGATTCATCTTATTTTTCTTATAGCTATCCTAGTTGTACCCTTTACCAATGACAGGAGAAGTTTAGAATTTTACTCTATTTTAATTCCCTTTATTTTTTATCATTGGAGTGTAAATGATGACACATGTGCACTGACTCAAGCAGAAATGGCTATTACGGGGCAAGCGAAGGAAGAGACTTTTATGGGTAGGGTTGTGGGTCCTATCTATAAAATGGAAGAGAACGAAATAAACCATCTCACAAAGACTGTGTTCTTTGTCCTTTGGGGTATAGTTCAATATCGTCTAGGTCACTTCGATAACATAATCAGAGATGTATTCAAGGTTTGGGATGGTAAGAAAATTACATTTGGAAAGGTGTAATTACTTACCGTTCTTAATTAGCTCACGAACACGTTTCACAAACTGTTTATTGCGCTTGATCTTGGGATCCGCTTTAATGATACGGAGAAGAGCCGCAGAAGGTATCCTAGGTGAATTACCCTTGGGCTTAGGAGTCGCCTTTAACTTTTTACGCGCATCCTGAAGTTGCTTAGCACTCGGCATTTATTATGTGCACAGATTATTTTCAAAATAAATTGTCCACATCATATAATGGATACCAAAATTGAAGAAGAAATTGGTCGTCTCGAGAAGATAGTAGAGGAAAAGTTTACCACATTTAACGAAGAAAAGGACTTGCTTTCTGTTAAGATACATGAGATCCAAAAGGATATTGATCAGGGGCGATCCAAAACTCCTCGTGTAGAACTTTATAAACATCAAGATGATATCAAAAAGGAAATCAAAAGCTTAACACAATCGTTTATGAGTGACCGTGATTCAATTTACTATAAAATAACTCGTCTCGAGGAAACAAAGAAGAAAATTGAAGACAATGCTCGCCTCAGTAAAGAGTCAATTGATCATAACCTGAAAAATATTCAGGATTTCATTGACCGTGGAAACACGAATGAAATGTTTATAGCAATGGAGGCCATCAAGAATTCAATCATTATTATGAATAATGAACTCAAGTCGTTAAAGAAGGTGGGCGATACCTAAAACGATCGAATATGTGGGTTGTACAATGGAAGTTGTCATACATGATCATACACATAGCATCAGCTATATCATGCTTCCTGTCGTACGGAATTTCTTCATTTAAAAATTTCTGGGCTAGAGAAACAGTCCGTTCTTTACGTTCTTCGTAGTCTAAATGTCTTATACCAAAATGTGTATGCATGCTCACAGGTGAAACAAGTTTAACCTTATCTCTGAACATGTAATGTAAAAGAATTTCAATATTCGTAAATCCACCCGGGGGTTGTCTTTCAATTAGTATCTTCTCAGCCGCATCAAATAGATGTTGATGATCCTCTACAAATAAAGGAACTAGGTCCACAAAGTCATTGGTCTTTAGATACTTATAGTCTTCCAAACTTACCTTTTTCATGTATTCAACTACAATCTTTGGTCCAGTTAAAGATTCAGCTAAAACTAGACCCATGTTGTGATACCCAATATCTATCGCTAGTATCTTCATACCCTTATCGGAAAGATTTTCCTTAACTATAATAAATGAAGAACAAGACGAAAACTCAGATGCTTTCCGGTATCCTCATTGCGTTAGTACTTGCTCTCGTTTACATGTGGTATAATCCTAGAGTTGTGAAAGTTCCGACACAACCTCAACTCCCGCTAACACCTCGCCCAGTAAGTGTGCGTCGTGAACCAGAGTTTAGGGGACCACCCATTAAAAAGTATAAACCTGGACAAATGCAACAAATGGGAATATTGACAGGTCCAGGTGAAACCACTATGCCATTATATGGTAAGGAAGTTCGTGGTAGACGTGATAGGTATCATTACTACACGACTACACCCGGTCAACAAATCTATCCAGTTCCAGTAAGTCACAATGCCAGAGACTGCATGGAGGATATAGGGTGTCAGGAACTATATGGAAATGAAACAGTCTCAATAACTGGTAAGACTGGTTCATTTGGGGTTAAGATGTATCGCACCGATAACTTCTTCTAATTTA